TCGTGGCTCGATGCACTGGAGACGCACCTGTTCGAGCAGCTTGAGCGCGGGGAGGATGTGCCGGGCTACAAGCTGGTGGCAGGGCGCACCTCCCGAAGCTGGGCAGATGAAGCGCAGGCTGAGAAGATACTGGTAACCGCGCTGGGTGATAAAGCTTACGAGCGATCGCTGCTCTCGGTTGCCAAGGCCGAGAAGCTGCTCACACGAAAGCGCACAGACCTGATCGAGCCGCTGATCAGCAAGAGCCAAGGCAAACCCACGATGGTCACGCAGTTTGACTCACGCCCATCGCTGAGTGTGACGGCCAGTGCGTTCGATGATTGACAGGTATATAAACAGCAGTGCATACTTATAACCGTTAGACCGCTCGACCCCAAAAACTGTAAGAAAATAAACTGCAAAGGAAAAAAAGATGAAAATTAAAATCGCTACGACAAGACTGAGTTTTCCATCACTGTTCAACACTGCGAAGTTCGGTGGTGAAGACACAGGCAAGTATGAGGCAAGCTTCATACTGGATAAAAAGCAACACGCTGAAGTGATCAAGGAGATCACTGCCGCGATTGATGCTCTGTGTAAGACTGAGCTTAAGGGCAAGGTTGCGCCTGACAAGCTGGCACTCAAAGACGGTGACGACAGTGGCCGCGAAGAGTTCCACAACGCGATGGTGCTTAAAGCAAGCACCAAGCGGCGACCGCTGGTGATTACCCGCGACAAGACCCCGATCGTGGAGAGTGACAACATTGTCTATGCCGGGTGTTACGTCAACGCAATCGTCAGCCTGTGGGCGCAGAACAACCAGTATGGCAAACGCATCAACGCGCAGCTTGACGCTGTCCAGTTCGTGCGTGACGGTGAGCCGTTCGGTGATGGTGGGGTAAGTCCGAATGAGTTTGACGCGTTCGGTGACGATGACGAAGAATTTAAGTTCTAAGTCAAACAAGCCCAGCAAGTCAAACGAAGACAAATGGCCGCCTCATGGCGGCCATTTTATCTGAGGCAACTCCTCGTGATTGTGATAGATACCGAAGTCTACAAAGACTATTTTTTGTTCGCTGCGAAAAATATACACACGGGTAACGCTGTGCACATTGATATGTTTGAGGGGCAAGCGCTGAACAAGGCGCGTATTAATAAGATTATGGAAAAGAACACCACGGTTAGTTTTAACGGGGTGTCGTTTGACCTGCCAATTATCGTTGCGGCCTTGAATGGTTGGAACTGCCAACGCATAAAGGATCTCGCTGACGCGATCATCAACAGCGGCTACCCTTCGTGGAAGGTCTGCCGAGAGTGGGGCATTACCATACCCACGAAGTGGGATCACATTGACCTGATGGATGTCTCACCGGGGCGCTCAAGCCTGAAGATTTACGGTGGGCGCATGAACGCCCCCACGATACAAGACCTCCCCATCAAGCCGGATCAGAGCATTGAGCCGCACCAGCGGCAGATGATGCGCGACTACTGCACGAACGATCTGGACACCACGCACATGCTCTACAGTGCGTTAAAGCCGACCATTGATCTGCGCGCTGAGATGTCGCAGCAGTACGGGATGGATCTGCGCAGTAAGTCGGACGCGCAGATTGCTGAGACGGTGATCAAGTCGGAGCTGGAGAAGCTCACGGATGAGAAATACAGTGCCCCCAAGCTTGAGGACAACTACGCGTTCGGGTACTTAGATCCAAAGATTGTGCAGTTCCAAGACCCACAGCTACGCAAAGTGTTTCAGGCGATCCTTGATGAGCGGTTCTGTGTGGGCAGTAACGGCTCGGTGGTCATGCCGCAGTGGCTGCGCCAGACCAAGATCGTCTTAGGGGGCGCTAGCTACCGGATGGGGATCGGGGGTCTGCACTCGTGTGAGACACGCCAGAGGGTGTACGCCGCGCCCGATGAGATGATCTCGGACTGGGACGTTGCCAGTTACTACCCCAACATCGTGTTGCAGCAGCGCCTTTCGCCCAAGGCGCTTGGCACACCGTTCCTAGAAGTGTATCAATCGATTGTTGAGCGGCGCATGGCAGCCAAGAAGGCCGGTGACAAGGTCACAGCCGACACGCTCAAGATTGCCGTCAACGGCAGCTTCGGCAAGCTGGGCAGCAAGTACAGCGCGCTGTACGCACCCGACCTGTTGATACAGACCACTGTCACTGGGCAGCTGGCGCTGCTGATGCTGATCGAGCGCATGGTGGCCGTGGGGGCGCGGGTGCTCAGTGCTAACACCGATGGGATCGTGCTGCACCACAAGACCTCGCTGGAGGCGGCGGTGAAGGAGGTGGCGTGGAACTGGATGCTGGACACAACCTACGTGCTTGAGCGCACCGACTACACAGTAATCGCCAGCCGGGACGTAAACAACTACGTGGCCGGTAAGCTCGACGGCACGATCAAGGGTAAGGGCTGCTTCGCGCCAATAGGTCTGCAGAAGAACCCAGACCAGCCCATCGTGTACGACGCCGTGGCGCAGCACATTGTTATGGACTACCCCATCGAGCAGACGATCCGGGACTGCAAGGACATCACACAGTTCTGCACGGTGCGCCGCGTCACGGGCGGAGCGCAGTGGCGCGGTACGTTCTTGGGCAAGGCGGTGCGCTTCTACCTGTCCACCCGCGTTGGGAAAGATGAGTGTATTCATTATTCCACCAACAGTAACCGCGTGGCTAAGTCTGCGGGCGCTATCCCACTGATGACACTGCCCGACACGTTCCCAGACGATGTTGACTACGCGGCCTACGTGAAGATAGCTGAGAAATTATTGTATGAAGTTGGAGGTGGTGATGCTTGAGCGTGACATAGAGAAGGCGTTGGTGGCGAAGATCAAAAAGCTTGGGGGTGAGTGTGAGAAGTTCACATCCCCCGCCAAACGATCCGTGCCTGACCGGCTGGTGACACTGCCCGGGGGGCGCATTGTGTTTGTGGAGTGCAAGCGCCCCGGCGCCAAGCCAACCCTCAAGCAGCTCAAAGATCATGAGCGGCGCAGGGCGCTCGGTTGCACGGTCTATGTTATCGATACGATACAGGGGGTGGATGATGCTTTTTAAGAGAGATTTACACGAGTACCAGTCGCGAGCCATTGAGTTTATCAAGAAGACCAAGCGCTGCATGTTGCTGCTAGAGATGGGTCTTGGCAAGACGGCCAGCACCCTAAGCGCGGCGAGTGACCTGTTGGATGGTTGTGAGGTAAGACGGGTGTTGGTGATTGCACCGCTCAAGGTTGCCAACTCGGTCTGGGAGCAGGAGTGCCGCAAGTGGGAGCATCTGAACTACCTGTCGGTGAGCGTGTGCACGGGCACTGAGCGTAAACGCATCAGCGCCCTGCAGCGCACTGCAGACATCTACACCATCAACCGTGAGAACGTGCCGTGGCTGGTGAAGCACTACGCCAACGGCTGGCCGTTCGATGCGCTCGTTGTGGATGAGTCGAGCAGCTTTAAGAGCAGCAGCGCCCAGCGGTGGAAGGCGCTCAAGCGCGTGACCCCGCACGTGCGCTACGTGGTGCTGCTGACAGGCACACCCGCCCCGAATAGCCTGATGGACTTGTGGTCACAGATGTACTTGGTGGACTTCGGGCAGCGCTTGGGGCGCACGTTGAGTGGGTTCAAGCAGCGGTTTTTTGATCAGGACTACATGGGCTACCGATGGACGATCAAGCCCAACGCAGCCACGGAAATTCACGCGCTGATTGCGGATGTGTGTTTAAGCATGTCGGCGCAGGATTACTTGGAGCTGCCTGCGCGCATTGATTTGACCGAGTATGTGCAGTTGCCAAGCAGCGTACAGGATGAGTACGTGAAGTTTGAGCGCGACCTACTTTCAGTGTTACCGAGCGGGGATGAGATCGAGGCAATGAACGCCGCTGTGCTTGCCAACAAGCTGCTGCAGTGGTGTAACGGGGCGCTCTATACGGACGACAAGGGTAACTGGACACAGGTTCACTCGGCCAAGCTCGATGCGCTCAAAGAGCTTGTTGAGATCAACGACGAGCCGATGCTGGTTGCCTACAATTACCGGATCGACCTGATGCGCATCAGCGCCATTTTCCCGCAGGCAGTCACCCTAGACAAGAACCCTGAGACGATTAACCGTTGGAACAGGGGGGAGATAAAGATGTTGTTGGCGCACCCGGCCAGCGCGGGTCACGGCTTGAATTTGCAGGACGGGGGCGCTCTGTGTGTCTGGTTCGGGTTGAACTGGTCGCTTGAGTTGTACCAGCAGTTTAACGCGCGTCTGCACCGTCAGGGTCAGACAAAGCCTGTTCGTATTGTGCATATCGTTGCGCAAGACTGTATTGACGAGCGGGTCTTGGAGGTGTTGTCTGACAAGAACACGACGCAGCGCGATTTACTTAAAGCTTTGAAAAAATGAGTTGTGCTTTTAAATATTCATGAGGTGAGGTAATGGAAGTAAAAACCAAACGCATGCGTTCGATTTTCAACAAGTCGCCTATCGAAGGTGAGGGTAAGACCAAATTGCAAAAAAGATTAGAGGCGAAGGTTGCACCGCTGGCGCAACAAAAAAAAGCTGTGACGGCGCAGGAGTGGATCTTCATTCAAGAGCTGGTCAATGGCGACGGGAAGAAGACGTTGGTAGAGGCCGCGATCGCTGCAAATTACAACCCGAAGTTCGCCTCAGTCATTGCCAACAGGCTAACTGACGCAACTAAAAACCCACACGTTGTGGCGGCCATCCAACAGTACCGCCGGGATCTGGCAGAGAAGTACGGCACTACGGTTGATCGGCACATGCGCGATCTGCTCGACATCCGCGACCGCGCTCTGGAGGCCGGCAACTACAGTGCGGCAGTGCAGGCAGAGTACCGCCGTGGGCAGGCACTGGGTACGATCTACGTTGAGCGTAAGGAGATCAGGCACGGCACGATTGACTCGATGAGTCTGGAGGAGGTTAAGCGCAAGCTTGAGGAGATCAAGATGGTGTATGGCGATCCAGCCGGCATTATCGATGTGACCCCTGTTGCGCAGACGCTCATCGAGGATGACGCGCAGTACGTTGACAACGAGTCGGAGGATACGCCTGACGAGGAGTCCGATGGGGAGTTCGAGGATGTGCTTGAAGAGGAGCCTGAAGTGGCGCCCAAGGCACCACGCAAAGCGCCGCGTTACCCGCTGCCCAGAGTGCCGCTCAAACCGAAGCCGGTTGTAAATAAACCTCCGGTGAAGAGCAGCCAGCGCTCCATCGTTGATGAGATTCGAGATGCGCAGCTTGCTAAAAGCTTACAAGTCACAACGAGCAAGGAGGTTAAAAAATGGAGGAGATAGCGGAAAAGCCAAAGAGGGTGTTTTACAGGCGTCGATACGGTAAGCGCAGGGTCAAACCAAAGTCAAACCTTCGTGGTGCCAGAGCGGGCGCAAAAGTTAAAGGCGTCCCTATGACAGCCGTGGGACTGCGGGCTGAACACTACTACATGGCGCGAGAGCTTGCTGAGTTTTATCAAGCTCCCCTGATGAGAACGGTGGGAGCCATTGTCGTTCGTGAATACTGCCGGGTTCTTTACAAGAGCGATCCGGCCAAAGCAGCTCAAATTGAGGAAGCCTATAAAAATGACGAAAACCAAGCTAAGTACATCGTTGACCTTGCCCATTGAGCTGACCTATACCCTGTTGCCAGAAGAACACGGTCTGCCGATGCAAGTGGACATTCTCAGCGCGTACATCGAGGTTAAGGGTAAACAGGGTAAACCGCGCAAAATACAATTGTTGAGCAGTTTAGACGAATCAGAAGTTTTGCAGCTTGAAGATATTGTCTTTGAAGACTTATACTTTGATGAAAATAAATAGCATTAAAGTATCAAATAATGTTTGACCGTAGTGTAAAAATAATTATAATAAAACCTCTTGTTTATGTTTGAGGTGTACTGTGAAGATCAAGATAGAAAAAGACGTTCCCCTCCCCCGAGGCTCTCGGGCAACTAAATACCCCTTTACCCACATGGACGTGGGCGACAGTGTGTTCTTCCCGGATGAGAAAGTTGGTGGGAAGGCGCACAAGGCCGCTATCAGTTGCGCCGAGCGCAACAACATGAAGTTCGTTGCCCGCCGCGAAGAAGACGGTGTGCGTATCTGGAGGCAGGCATGAGTAGCCGACTGCAGTTCTGGATGGGCGCGCGACAGTTTGCCCTGCACATGCTTAGGCTGCGCAATAAGTACAAAGAAAAAGAGTACATCGGCGACACGATGCGCTATGTGGGTTTCACCACACGGTGCCTTGCGGATGAGATCCGCCGTGTGGAAAAGCAACTTGGCAGGCCGTATCGTTACCTGCCCAAATCAGGATTTTATCAGGGGGTGCAATGGTGAAACATCGATCAATGGACGAGCACCACGCAGATCAGCGCAAGCTGCTGCATATCATAGGAACCACGCTCGACGCGTGGTCCGAAACGAACAAGAAGGAGTTCGGCTACAACGGCATCGTTATTATCGGTGCGCTGTCCTCGGCTCTGGCCGCTGTCTGTGCGCTGTACCGAGTGCCGATAGAAGACATCGCACGGCTGATGATTGAGGGCGCACCCTTTATCGATGAGGAGAGCGACCATGACCTGCACTGAGCGCCTTGGCGCAGCAGTACACTGCAAGCGCGTGGGGCTGCGAAGCTGTAAGGAGTTTGCCCGCCTTACCGGCGTGTCAGTCAGTTTGATAAACCTGTGGCACCGGAACAACCCCCAACAATTTGATACCGCGCTGGCACAGGCGGCAGTGACGAGGAGAGCACAGCGTGGATGACTACGATTACGACGAAGCAGATTTGAAACTGGAGCGCAGCTTGATGCGGCGCATAACTCGCCAGCGGATAGAGCACTGGCACCCACAAGACCCAGACTACGTAGGGGATGAAGACGATGATGACGACAACGATTGATTGCAGCAACATGCCCGAGCCCGAGGGTGCGACGCACTGGTGCGCGGGGGACGGGAACCCCGTTAAGAATTACTGGTATAAGTTTGACAAGGATATATTTTGGCTCTGTAGTAGGGATGGTGGGCCTTGGGAACGAGTAGCACTGACCATTCCCCGCCAAGCCATGCTCGTAGAGCTACCAACTAACACTCAAACCAGTAGCGCCCTCGACGTGCAGATCGGTGGTGGGCACTACAAGAGCTACGCTATCCAACCTGTGGAGTTTATCCACAAGAACAAGATTCCGTACATCGAGGGCTGCGCGATCAAGTACCTGTGCCGCTGGCGTGAAAAGGGTGGTCTGGAAGACTTGAAAAAGGCACGACACTACATTGACCTGCTGATTGAGATGGAGTCTAAGCTTTAAACCGGGTCTGCCAGCGGTTTATCTGGCAGAAAACCATTAACCACTACGAGGTAGAACCGTATGAAAAATGAAGACGCAGTAAAAGCCGCAGTAAAAGCAATGGCCGATAAGAGTAAGTCGGCGATTAAATCCGAAGATGCGATGCGCTTTGCACAAGCTGCACTGAACCTCGCTCACACCGCTCAGGTGCTTAAACACGTCGAGGCACAGGCGTAACAACGGGGCGCGGTGTAACAGCCGCGCTCCTTTACGGAGAGCAACAACATGAAAAATGAAGACAGAATTATGGGGTCTATCCTCGTGCTGGTGCTGTGCATCATCGCAGTTGTTTGGATCATGCAGCAGCGGGAGATAGCCGAGGTGCGCCACGCGATGGAAGCGAGCTATGGTGAGCAGCCTAAGCCGGAGGGGCACGGGCGATGATCGAGATCATAATAGCAATACTTTTGGTAATTTTGTGGTTTATTGCGGCGGGTAAAAGCGTGATTTGGTTTGCAGAGAACGGGGCTGGTGACTTACGTGCATGGGTATACGGAGGTGTTGCCGTTGTGATGCTGGCGTTTGCTTTAAACGCAATGGTTGAGTACGAACAAGAAAACCCGTGCGTGGAGTACGAGTCAAGGCTTACATACAACGCAGCTTTAAAAACAATGATGCCTATGCGAGTCTGTGTACTCAGGGGCGAGTGGGTAACTGAGGGAGGTGAGTGATGAGATACAGAAAAAAACCAGTAGAGATTGAAGCAATTCAGTGGACTGGATCGAATGGAGAAGAGTGTATTGAGTTTCTCGGAAAATCTTTTGGTGGCTTTAAAAATAGATCTTCAGACGTTGACGATATTATAGTTTTAACGCTGGAGGGGCAGCACATCGCAAGCCGTGATGACTACCTGATTCGCGGAGTCAAAGGCGAGCACTATCCATGCAAGCCTGACATTTTTGCGATGACGTATGAGCCTGTGGACGCAATTCAGGGAGGCGAGTCGTGAAATCACAAAAGTATTACCGGCTGATTGAAGAGGCCACACCCGAGCTGGCTGACCAACGAAAGAAGATCGCCGACGACATCAAGAAGTACCTTGCCGCTGGCAAACAGATACAAGAAATA